ACTACACCTGTTGTTGTGTATGTTTGCATAGGATCAACACTATACTGTTCTAATAAAGAACCTCCCACCAAAGTGGTATTCCAAGTCAAAACAGCAATACGCGTAGGTATTTTAGCTCTCTCCGGAATACTCAATAAACGCATACTTTCTGCAAACGTACTAGACATTAAGTCTGATTGCTCCAAAACTTCATCATCATCACGCAGTGCAAGACTTGCAACTTCCTTTGGTAAATTACAAGTTGAATAATCACCTGCTACAGAAGACACGACATGTGGTGTATCTTTAATACCCGGTGAAGGAAATAACGACTTCGCTACATTTCCTATTATAGGCAACATTGCACCAATCTTACTAACTAATTGCTCCTCCATCTGAAAACAACCATTAATAATTAATTCATTATCACACTCGTTAACCATAAATATTTCATCAATAGTTACCTTATTATTGTCTATATCAACCAAAAATAACTCACCGTCATTAATCATATCAATAATCTTTTGATTTCTGTCATCAATAAACAGAGGACTTTGGTAAAGCACAGTTAGATATTCATTAGTTGTAGCCATATTGAAAGTTTTTCCGACGTCCGTCTTTTAACGTCCCGGAATAGACGACTTTACCCAAGCAGGGGCAGGTTCCTTAGGTATGAGCCTACAAATATAACCGATCCTCCAGCGATCAAACCGCTACGTTTACAACATAACGCAGAAAAGTAGTACTGAATTTAAAGTGACAGCACCACCACCTATCAATTAATACTCGAAATTGATATCTGTGAGCAATTGCATATACACCAACGCTAGGGGATTTCACACCCTTATCCCAAGTGGTGACGCCCGAAGGTCAAGCCACAAGAGTCTCCCTCACGGGAGCTAACAATGTACATACAACATCTCACAAATAATCCTTCCAAACATTAACCAATCACAACCAAACTGAACGCAGAAAGGAAAAAGTCCAAACCCACAAACAGTTTCAATGAAACAGCTCATGACGAAGATCATACGTACTATGAGAAACAGCCGCACGGCAGAGTCCCAATTTCCGATATGTCTCCAGGATGGATCGTTCTATCGCGAACGCAGCGTTAAGAGAGAGGTGCAAGGCCAAAGGCCTTGCATC